GCTCCCCCCGGGCAATCTTCTCGAGCTTCTCCGCGATAATTCGGTGATGGGTCCCCTCTATAAAACCCTCGTATACATGTTTTGCATACGCCATAAATTTATCTTGGGCCTCGTCACGAGTTGACAGGCGCTTCTGGTGCTCTTCCAGTAACAGGATTTCCTTTAGGACTTCCTCTGGCAGCAGGTCTAGATTGGATATCTGATTCATTTCCGAATGATAATACCCTCAAATGAATTTATCAACCCAGCAAAATGCGCCCGTATGTCAAGAGGCTGCCCCCCAAATATAGGGGGTAGGGGGTCAAGCGATCCCGATCCTGATTGCCGATCGTTGCCAGTAACCCCAAAACGCGAGAAAAAAAAGCGCAAATCCAGCGATTATATTGGTTTTGCGTGTTGTCTTATGGGATGATCTGTGATTATAATATGTCATCACAACAACGAAGGGGAATTCGTTATGACTTTAAGAAACCAAATCATCGAGCAATTAGGCGGACGCCTGTTTACTGCAACATTCACCAAGCTTGACGGTTCAACCCGTCAAGCCTACGGCCAGATCATTGCTGATGATCGCTTGACCGACGATCATCCAAACGTAATCTCATATATTGATTACTCGATCGCCAAGGAAATGCACGACGCTGGCAAGTCAAACATCCGCCGCATGAAGCTCGAAGCCGGAACCTATACGATCAAGTCCGGCAAAACTATCATCTCAAACCAAGCATAAGGGGACTGAACAATGACCAGAACATTACAAACCATCCTTCACGAAGTCGCGCTAGCCAATGACAAGGTAGACCATGCATTGGAAATTATCGAGAATGTATTACAAGACAGCGGCCACTGGTGCGAAGACCTAGTCGCCAATATCGAAGATATCCAAGGCGATCTGGAAATGATCCAAGGCAAACTGGTGACAGTCTGGAATCAAGAAGACGACTAGCATAAAGGGGGGGCGGCGGTCGCCCCTACCGTCCGGCAGTGTCGCTGCCGCTGATGAGTCCAGAAGGACGAAACGGTAAACCAAATAGAAGGGGACTATACTATGAGACACGCATTTGTTGCACATAGAAGAACGGTCGCCAAACGTATGACATACGTTTGGGGCATGATGATCATCGCCACCGGCACCGTTGGACTGGCTGGCTATCACTGTCTGTTTATCGATGACATGTTCGCCATCGTCACTGGCATCGGTATGATATCGATCGCTAGCGTCGGAGTGCCTTGGTCGATCCTTGGCTGTCTGTTCAACATTCAAGATATGAATAGGGGATAATTATGCATACACATTCTTTATTGCTGCACGGCGGCGAACACTTGGGCTTGTTTCACGGCGTCGTATGGACGGATAGCGATGCAGCCAGTCTCGAGTGTACCAAACACAAGATCAGCGAATTGCTTGGTGCCTGCTATCAATTGGCCGAAGGCCATTGCGGTGGCAATCGAAAGCAGACCGACGAGCTTGTTGACCGGCTAATCGATAACTGGCAGCGCACCGGAACGGTGGAATAAATAACAAAGGATCGAGTGCCACGGTGCTCGATCCTCTTTCTTTTTTTTTATATACAGAGGAACAAGGCCGCAGGCCGCAGGCCGTTGTATATAAAAAAAGAGGAACAAGGCCGCAGGCCGCAGGATTTTAGGGCTTGTGATATCCCATAAAATCCGATAAGCTTTCTCTATTAACTCATGAAGGGGAAAAATCATGAAAACACAAAACTCAATCATATATCGCGGGCCATCACAAATAGACCCTAACGAGAATATTGTTGTTGTCGCTATAACCAAAAGCAGCAATTCTAAAACCGGTAACATGGTGCAAACATATATCTTGTGCGATAACGGCCTTGACCCAATGCTAAACAACAAGCTTGGCAATGACTATTCAATCTGCGGCAATTGCAAGCATAGGGGCGAAGCGCAAGACATAGACGCCCCGGGCAAGCATGCCAAGGGGCGCACATGCTACGTTGCATTATTCCAAGGGGTTCTTAATGTCTGGAAACAAGTTGAGAAAAACGCCTATCCAACGGCGCAGGGTCATGAAGCTATAGCCAAGCTTGGCGCGGGTCGCATGGTTCGGGTTGGTACATACGGCGACGGCGCAGCGGTTCCAAATTATATTTGGGATAGCTTGTTGAGCGAGGCCGACGGCCATACAGCCTACAGCCATCAAGACGACCTTGCAGGCGTTGACGTTGACGCAGGCCGTTATATGATCAGCGCGGACACATTAACGCAGGCCGTCCAAGCTTGGAAAGACAGCAAGCGCACATTCCGCGTCATTAATGACGTTGAAGAGGTCGTGAAAGGGTCAGAGGTGCTATGCCCTGCCAGCAAGGAAGCAGGACGGCGGGCAACGTGCGACACATGCAAGCTTTGCGCGGGTGCTTCGATCAAAGCAAAATCAATTGCAATCGTTCTTCACTAGGGTTTCCCCTGATACCCTGCCATCCGATAGGATGGCAGGGTATTTTCTTTATACCTATATCATATGATCGAGGGCGCAGGCCGCAGGCCGCAGGCCGCAGGATCGAGGGCGCAGGGCGCAGGCCGCAGGTCATCGAGCCCCGAACCACGACTCTAGGGCGCAGGCGCGCAGTGCCAAGGGCGCAGATCGTATATCACCACACCATCGAGCCGCAGGCCGCAGATCCTCGATCCTCGATCCTTGCAACTCGACCGCAAAACCGCCGTCAAATAAATATACATCACCCTCAGAGGGGCAGTGTAACAGGAAAAAACTTACGCCATTACATCTGGTATGCGAGAGATGCCATGCAATCTGTGACTTTGATAGGGCAACTCGTCCGGCTTTAATTATTTTTAACTCACACCAAATCGGCACACCATCTATGCACAGATAAACGTCAGGCATCCCCTCCCCTGTCCGATTTTCCACCCGCTGGAAGTGGCTCTTCTTCGGTAAATTCTGCTTCAACGATGTCCATAGTGACCGTTCTGTCTTTGGCATCTTCGACCCTTTTCATTTCTGGCTCTGGGAAAGCGTTCGGATATTCTTTGCGGATGGCAGACAGTCGCGCCACGATATCTTCACGCGACATATTATCAAGCTGGTGAACGTGCGTTGACTCGCGCCGATCGATGGTCAAACCACCAAGGCTCGAACGTATCTTCTCAGCATTGATGGCAGCGGAAAACTGACCAGCCTCTTCAGCCGATCGAGACAACTCATCGAACCGCTTCAACTGATTCATCAAGGTCACGCCATATTTGCGCTCTCGTGCCTCGCGTAGTTCTTTTATCAATTCGGGTACGTCAGGGAATGATCTGCCATCGAGCAGCTTGGCTGCGTGTTGGGCTGCGCTGCCGTCAGCATAGCCAGCCTTTCGAGCGCATTCAGCATTAGACCATCGACCATCAACATAAAACTTTGCAAACTCTCGCTGCCTTTGGGTCAGTCCAGCGGGTCTGCCGCCCTTGTTCTTGGGCAAACTATCGTCAGTGTCCATAGTGTTTTTTTTGCCTTTCTATTTTTTTAAAATCAAAAATCCAATCTCGCGACCATCAACAGAGAATGACAGGTGTAACAGTGTAACAGAAGTGTAACAGCTACAACTGTTACTGGATAAGGGTTTGTTACGCTGTTACGTTTGTTACGCCTATTTTCAATTTTTTTTTTATTTTTTCACAACCCGTAGAAAACATTATATACGGACAAGCCCTTCGGTTATTAATTCTCGCAAATCTGATCAACCAAAGCCTGTATTTCGTCAGACCGCCAAACTGTCACCTTTGGGCTAAGCTTGATTGGGGAGGGGTAGCGACCGTCTTTGACGCCTAGCCACCAAGCCGATTCTGATATTGGAATGATTGGCGGTATTTGCGGGTCAGCTTTTTTGTCACCAATGATTTGTTTCAATCTTAAAAAAGTTGGTGTGATGGTGGTTGGCTCTGTCATGAAGTTGTCTTTCTTAATAATTGGACTGTTTTTTCTTCCGAACTACTCACGAAGTTGCTCCAGTCCTGCATTAACCAACGACGTTTCTCTAACAAATCTCCACGTCGGTATGCGCCCTCAACTTTATTGCTAACTATATGTGCCAACGCCATTTCTGACACCTCATTGGAGTAGTTTGTCGTCTCTGAGGCCCAGTCTTTGAAGCTGGACCTCATCCCGTGAATGGTTGCATCTATTTTTAACCGTTTCTGAAGTGCATGGAGCAGTGCGTTGCTTGAAAGCGCAGCGTTATTTACTGGGCTCGGAAAAATCAAATCATTGTCAGTTTGAAGCTCCCTGGCTTTTTTTAATATTTCTAAAGCTTGGATTGAGAGAGGTACATTGTGAGGTGATCCCGTTTTCATGCGCTCAGCAGGAATGCACCAAAGTTTTTGCTCTAAATCAATTTCATTCCACGTTGCTTCCCTTACTTCTGTTGTTCTACAAGCGGTTAGAATAAGAAATTGAACTGCTAGTTTAGTTGATGGAAACAGGCTTGATTGCGCTACTTGCTTAAAAATTGCAGGGATATTTGCAAAAGGTGCAGATTTAAAATGGTTGGCTTTATTCTTGACTTTGGGGAGCGCTGCTTCAGCAATCTCAACAGGGTCATCTCCTGTGAAGAGGCCTTGTGCTCGCGCCCATTTAATCACTGCACGGAGCCTCTGCCTGATCTTTTTTGCTGTATCTGGTTTATCAACCCAAATTTTGGAAAGAACCGTCATAATGTCGGATGGTGTAATGTTGCCGATTGGAAGATGGCCAATGTAAGGAAGCGCGTGATTTTCCATTGAGGAGAGCCATTGGTTTGCGTGCTTCTCATTGTTCCAAGTGGGTGTGTTTAAGATGTGAACCTTCAGGGTGGCCTCTTTAAAGGTGAGGGTGCTTCCAATAGCCTTACGGCGTTCTGTAATGGGGTCACCGCCCGAGCGAGCGATACGGCGGAACCGAAGCGCTGTCTCCCTAGCGTTATCGAGGCTGACGATATTTACGCTTCCTAGCCCTATATCTCTTCGCCGGCCTTGTACGACCAGACGTTGCATCCATCTTTTTGCGCCGCTCGATTCGATAACGAGGTAAAGACCATTCCCATCCGCATGCCAGCCAGTCTTGTTAAGCTTTCTGACGCTCAAGGCAGTTAGTTTGTTTGATGGATGTTTTTGTGACAAATCTTACCCCACATTCTACCCCACATTCTACCCCACATTTTAATGTGGATTGAACTGGACGGCAAGAGACAAACTGATC